GAGATCCCGAAGCGGTTCGTCTGCCTCGATGGCCTTTATAACCGAATCTTCTTTAATACCGCTGATTTTCAACGGTGAACCTCTCAAACACGAAGATTGGGTTTGTGAAGTGGCACCCGCACGTATGAAACCTTACAATGGAGTGCACCCTATGGTTTCGAACGCTCAAAAATATGAAGTGAGCGCCGTAATGGCTATAGGTGCACGAATGCACAACATGATCTCTGACCACTACTGCACCAAAATCGACATCGCACCTGATCCTACTACTCTTTCCGATCACGAAGTCATCAATGGGATTGGAAGTATCCAACCATTAGTCATGAAGACTGGATGTGGATATTGGACTCAATTCGGTTTTGGTGATGGTAAGCGTGAATTTTTCACTGCTTTACCTCAACAACCGGACAAACCAATCGAATACGAATTCTCCGTTAAGGCACTCGAACACATCGTACCCTTGCACCGTACATCCTTCGTGCAACGTTTACGAAAGTGTGAGGAGATGCTGGAAAGGGGTATCGTACCGTTCCACATTTGGACTTCCACTCTCAAAGATGAACTTCTCTCCCTTGTTAAGGTTGAGAGGTGCAAGACTAGGGTATTCGAACAACCTGGACTTGACTTCACTTTTCTTTTCCGTAAATACTTTGGGCGTTTTCTTGACTGGTTCAAGCAACGTCCGGGTTTTACGCTAGGACATGGGATTGGATGTGACAAGGAAACAGCTTGGGGGGCTTATGCAAAAGGCTTCCTCGAGAACTCCCAAGTTGGACACGCATTTGACTATACGAATTATGATGGTTCTGTATGGCTCGGATGTTTCGAGTTTTTCCTTGATGTAACAGATCACTACTACAAAAATGGAAAAATCGAAGACCGCAACGCGCGACATGCCCTGGTTGAAATGCTGCGTGCCGGAGTGCACTCTATGAAGGAGTTCACATTCTACACGCATCAAGGCAATAAATCAGGAAACCCCGCAACTGACGTTTTCAACTCGATTACAAACATGTATATACTTTACTCATCATTTATCGTGTGTGCCCGCGTCGGAGGACGTTCTGAAACACTGCTTGACTTCGATGAGGGCGTGCGTGTTCTGACCTATGGCGATGATGTCACCTGTACTGTTAAGCCCCACCTCCTGGAGTTTTGGACTGGCCCAAATATCCAGGCTGTTATGGCCGCTTTAGGTTCAGATGTCACATCTGCCCAGAAATCGCACGTCATCGAAGACTATGTATTCTTTCATGAAATGTCTTTCTTGAAGTCTACTTTCCGTGTCGAAGATGGTGTTTGGTTTGCACCTATGCCTACCAAAGACATCTACAAAGAGCTCTGTTGGCAGCCCAAAAACACTGCTGGAGATCTGTGCGATTTACAGCAGCGAATAATGGTTACCACCAGATTCATGGCTCATCACGGGAAGGAGGCTTTTCTCAACTTCAAATCCCAACTCGCCTCTCGAGGCATTCCCCCTTCATGGCTCACGCTACGGTATGAGACAGTGTGGTGGGAAATCCGCGAGAAGCAAGCAACAGCAACAATATTCTAAATTCAGTATCCTACTAGAGGGAGTGCTTAATCACTTTTATATTTACTCTACCGCTAAAACTTCACCACTTCTGACAGTGGGGATGACTTCGCACGTCCATATATTGTATTTACGTGTGGGACGATCATCTGACTGCCGGGGGTTATGATTTATAATTTCTTAATCGCTAGAAAACCGATATGGTGGGAGTCTTAAACTCT